CTGACATGAAGTACCAGCCGATCAGCCTCTCGCCCAATGACGCGCAGCTTCTCGAAACGCGCCGCTTTAGCGTCGAGGAAATCTGCCGTTGGTTTGGCGTGCCGCCGGTACTGGTAGGCCACAGCAACGTCACGACTTGGGGCAGTGGCATCGAGCAGATTCTCGACGGCTTCTACAAGCTGACCGTTCGGCCCATGCTCACCCTTATCGAGCAAGCCATCGCGCGCCGCGTGCTCACGCCCGCGCTGCGCAGCCGCTACACCGTCGAGTTTAGCTTCGACGCGCTGTTGCGCGCCAACATCAAGGACCGCATGGAGGTCTACTCCAAGGCGGTACAGAACGGCGTGATGACCCGCAATGAGGCGCGCCAGCTTGAGAACCTGCCGCCAGTCCCCGGGGGCGAGCTTGCCACCGCTCAGATCAATCTTGCGCCACTGACCATGCTTGGACAGTCCGTATCCAAAGGAGCCGCTGATGCTTCGCAAGACCCTGTCGATCAGTGACGCCCAGGTCAAGTTCGCCGCCGATGGCAGCGCTGGCTTTACCGGCTACGCCTCGGTCTTCGGCGGCGTTGACTCATATGGCGACACCATCGTCCGCGGCGCCTACGATTATTCGCTGCGCACGCACGGCAAGCCCAAGATGTTCGTCAATCACGACAGCATGGGCCTTCCTGTCGGCAAGTGGCTTGTCGCCAAGGAAGACGATCACGGCCTGTACGTCGAGGGCGAGTTCACGCCCGGCATGGCCCGCGCAGAAGAAGCGCGCGCCGCGCTGGAGCACGGCACCGTCGATGGCCTGTCAATCGGCTACCTGCTGAAGAAGGGCGACTATGACGAGATGGAGGACGGTAAACGCGTGATCCGCCGCGTGAGCCGTTTGTTTGAGGTCTCCGTCGTGACGTTCCCGGCCGATGAAGCTGCGCGCGTCGACCTTGCCAGCGTCAAGTCCGACGAGGTCGACTCCATCGAAACCGTTCGAGATTTTGAGTACTTCTTGCGGGATGCAGGCGGGCTCAGCAAAGGGCTGGCGCAAGCGCTCGTCAGCCGCGTTCGCGTGCTGTTCGGGACGGGGGATCCGGCTTCGGGCGACACGCAAGCGAAAGCTGCGCAAGAAGTGCAGGCCATTTTGCAGCGCATGCAGCAACGCCTTAATCCGTAACTCATCTTCAAGGAGATCTAGCAATGGACATGTCAGACGTCATGAAGGGCATCGGCGCCCTCGAAGCCAAGCTCAACAGCTACGCAGAGAAAGCCGAACAAGAGATCAAGGCCGCCGGCTCCGTGTCGGTGGAGACCAAGAGCGCCATCGCTGCGCTCGGCACTCAGCAGCGCGAGATCGCTGACCGCCTGCTGTCGCTTGAGCAAAAGCAAGGTGCGCCGCGCGGCGCGGAGGGCGCCATGCAAACCATGGGCTCCGAGTTCACCGCCGCCGATCAATACAAGGCTTTTGTCGGCGGCCAAGTGCGCACTGTGCGCATCGAGCTGAAGAACACCACCGTTGGCAGCGACACCACGGTCGCACCCGACCGCCGCCCTGGCGTCACTGGAGGTGCGTTTCGCCGGTTCCTGGTTGAAGGCGCCATGAACGCGCTGCCCACCACGAGCAACGCCGTCGAGTTCACGCGCGAAGCCACGTTCGTGAACAACGCGGCGGAGACGGCGGAAAGCAGCGCCAAGCCCGAGACCGATATCACGTTCAACTTGCAGACCGCGCCCGTGCGGACCATTGCACACTGGACCCGCATCAGTCGCCAGCTTGCGGCAGACGCGCCGGCCGTGGCCGCGTACATCAACACCCGCATGCGCTACGGCGTCGATCTGCGAGTCGAGAACCAGCTCATTAACGGCAACGGCACCGGCGCCAACCTGTCGGGCATCTTCAACACCGGCAACTTCACGCCGCACGGCTACACCGCCGCCAGCATGACCGCCTGGGTCGGCAACCCGCAGCGCTTTGACCTGATCCGCCGCTTGATCGGTGACCTGCAGGCCGCTGACTACCCGCCCAACGCCATCCTGCTCAACCCCACCGACTGGGCGGTGATCGAGGTCCTCAAGGACACGCAAGGCCGCTACCTGCTCGGCAACCCCAGCAGCGCCGCGGCGCCCGCCATCTGGGGCATCCCGGTCATCCCGACCAACGCCGTCACCGCTGACACGTTCTTGGTCGGCGCACTCGACATGGCCGCCACCATCCATAACCGTGATGGTGTGGCCGTGGCCCTGTCCGAGGAAGACGCGAGCAACTTCACGACCAACCTCGTCACCATTCGCGCCGAGCGGCGCCTGGCGCTCGGCATTGAGCGCCCGGCTGCTCTGCGTGGCGGCGACCTGACCCCGGCGTAAGACCCCGGCGTAATCGCAACAGGAGCACGCGATGCAGAAAATCAAGTTCCGGTCCACCGTCTACAGCACCCAGTACGGAACCCTGGCGGAGGGAGACCTGCTCGCGTGCTCCGACGAGTACGCCGCGCACTTTGTCGACGAACTCAAGGTCGCGGAACGCTTGGCCCCGGCGCCGGTCCCGGCAGCGGCCGCCGCGCCGGACAGCGGCGCCCCCGCGCCTGACGCAAGTGCCGCCGCGCCGCGCCGCCGCAACCGTTAAGCCTCACTGAAAGGTCCGCCCCATGGCATCACTCGCCAACGCCCAGCGCTCCCGCGCCGCTGACGCCGTCACCGCCCGCTGCAACAACGGCGTGATGCGCATCTACGCCGGCAGCGTGCCCGCCACCGCTGACACCGCCCTCAGCGGCAACACCCTGCTCGCTGAGCTCACCTTCGGCGCCACCGCCTTCGGCGCCGCGTCCAACGGTGTCGCCACCGCCAACGCCATCGGCCAAGACAGCAGCAACGACGCCACCGGAACGCCCACCTTTTTCCGCGCGTTCGAGACCGGCGGCACCGTGGTCGTGTTCCAGGGCACGGCCGGCGCCACCGGCGGCGGCGCCGAGCTGCAGTTGAGCGGCCTCAGCGCCGGCCAGATCATCGCTGGCGGCAACACCAGCGTCAGCGGCTTCACCTACACGCAGCCCGCATGACCGCGAATTTTCTCGGCGCCAACCGCATTTTGAGGATCTGATTAATGACCGCCGCGCTGCTTGACCGGCTTGCACAGCCAGACGTTGCGACACTCCCCGACTGGCAGGCGGCGGAAGTGCTCAACGCGCCAGATACAACGCTGCCGGTCGTGGTCGAATGGCGACGAACCGCCATCGGTGTTGGCCTGGTCATGGATGCGCTCGGGCCGCAACAGGGCGCATCACTGCTTGCTGCGCTGTCGTCGATGGAAAACAACAACCCGCTGTTCCTATGGGGTCTGCGCGCCCTGCAACAAAACGGACTCGACCTCTCGCTTATCAGTGCTCGTAGTCAGGTCGACGCGCTGGTCACTGAGGGCCAGATGACGGCAGCGCAGCGCGATGCCTTGTTCGCTTTGTCACGCCGAGAGCGGTATCCATCGTGGGCTGAATTCCACGGCATCACGGTCGATGCGCGCGCGGTTGGATTGGCGCGAGGAGCTAGATAATGGCAGTCGCAAAATGGGCCGCCCCGAGTGCAAGGTCAAGCAACCTTGCCGGCACCGCGCTGAACAGCATCGCCAACGGGAGCGAGACCGCTGCGATCAGCTACGACAACGGCACCAATCTCAACCTCTACGCAACCGTCACGATCAAGCTCGGCTCGCTGACGCCCACCACTGGCGGCTCAATCACGCTGCGCGTCTATAGCGGCGATGGTACTGATGTGCCGGACATTGGCGGCGGCGCCTTCGACACGTACACGGCGGCACTGACCACGACGGCAAGCGCCAAGGTTGCAACGCTCCCGCTGGTGCGCCTCTATCCGATGTCCAACATGCGCCTGACGGTCGTCAACAATGCCGGCGTGAGCACGGCCGCAAGCGGCAACGAGCTCTACGTCCGGCCGTACAACGAGGACGTGACCTGATGCCGCGCGGCGTCTCGCGTGTCGATGAGGCGCGGTTGCAGGGGCGGCTCTGGACGCCTGCGCAGGTGCGGCCATCGTTGTGGCTGGACGCCGCAGACCTGTCGACGCTGTCCATGAGCGGGAGCAGTGTCACGGCGTTGCGGGACAAAAGCGGCAACGCCCGTCATGCCACGACGACGGTACGCAATCCGGGTATCACCACGGTCAATGACCTGAACGTCATCAATTTCACGGCGTCCGGGGCAACGAAGCTGGACACCCCGGATTTCAACATCGCGCCCAACCGCCAGTTTTGCACCTTCGCGGTTGTGTCCGGGGAGGGGCTTCTCGGCGGGTCCACTTATCGGCGGATTGTTGTCGCCAAAGGGGTCAATCCCGACACACTTGCGGCTGGGGCGACGTATGCGCAATTCTATCTTGGCTCAGGCGCGAATGCCGGGACTGCATTGCAGATTGCAGGCGGGGCTGGCGTAACAGCGCCTATCGTCACGGGCCTTGGCACCGGCCCGCAGTTGCTGACAGGCGCTTTCGGCACGGCGGGTCTTGCGGCAAACGAGAACTCGATCTCGGCCAATGGCGGCGCGCGGTCGGTGCTGACGAGTCAGACCGGCGCACTCAGCACCACGGGCATCCGCGTGGGGTCTGATGTGGGTACGGCTGGCGGGTCTGCCTGGAACGGCTGGATTGCGGAACTCATCATGACGCTCGCCCTTTCATTCCCGCAAGTCCGGGCCGTTGAGGGCTACCTTGCCTGGAAGTGGGGTCTTGTCGCCAACCTTCCCGCCGCGCACCCGTTCAAGAACCGCCCGCCGCTGATCGGAGACTGACATGCCGTTGCGTCCACGCGCGCCACGGGTTGCGCTGGTCGGCGGTGTTGCGCCAGTCACCGGCAGCGGCGGGATCACCGTCAGCGCCGCCACGCTGTCCGGCACCGGTACCTGCGCGCCGCCGGCCGTCACCGGCAGTGGTGGCATCACCGTCAGCGCGGCCACTCTCTCAGGCACCGGCACCCATTCCGGGCCTGGCGCGGTGGTCGGCAGCGGCGGCATCACCGTCAGCGCTGCCACGCTGTCCGGCAGCGGCACGCACTCCGGCCCTGGCGCGGTGGTCGGCAGCGGCGGCATCACCGTCAGCGCTGCCACTCTCTCAGGTACCGGCACGCACGCCCCCGCCGTCGTCACCGGCAGCGGCGGCATCACTGTCAGCGGCGCCACGCTGTCAGGCAGCGGCACGCATTCCGGGCCCGGCTCTGTTGTGGGCAGTGGCGGCATCACCGTCAGCGCGGCCACGCTCTCCGGCGCCGGCAGCGTTACGCGGCCCACGCACACCGGCAGCGGCGGGATCACCGTCAGCGCCGCCACGCTGTCCGGCAGCGGCTTCGTCGTCGCGCCGGGCGCGGTGGTGGGCAGTGGGGGCGTCACCGTCAGCGCGCCGACGGTGGCCGCGTTTGGCACCTGCGCCGCGCCCGTTGTGGCTGGCGCGCGTGGCAAGGGCCGCCCTGGCGGCGGCCGTGTCAGGCCGCGCGACAGCGGCCGTGTCAGGCCGCGCGACAGCGGCCGTGTCAGGCCGCGCGACAGCGGCCGTCGCTAATTAGAGGCACCCATGCGAGTCAGAGTCATCACCCCGCCTGCGGCGGAGCCCGTCACGCTTGCCGAGGCCAAGCTCCATCTGCGTGTCGACGGCGCTGACGAAGACGCCCTTATCACGGGTCTCATCACCGCCGCGCGCGCAGCGGCAGAGCACGAGACCGGCCGCGCCCTCGTCACGCAGACCCTGCGCCTGACGCTGGATGAGTGGCCGGAGGACAGTGACATCGAGCTGCTGCGCCCGCCTGCGAGCAGCATCGTCGCCGTGCGGTACGTTGACGCTGCCGGCGCCACGCAGACCCTGGACACCAACGCTTACAGCCTGGACAACTCCAGCGAGTACGACACGCACTGGCTGCTGCCCGCCCTTGGCACCACCTGGCCCGCCGCGCGTGATCAGGCCAACGCAATCGAGGTGGACTACACCGCCGGCTACGGTGCGGCCGCCGCTGTGCCGCAGCCCGTCAAGCAGTGGATGCTTTTGGCGGTCGGTGATATGTACGCCAACCGCGAGCGCAGTGGTGAAAAGGCGGCCGTTCCGCATGGCTTTGTCGCCGGCCTGCTCGAGCCCTACCGCCTGTGGGGTGTGTGAGGTGCGCGCCGGCCTGCTGGACCAGCGCGTCACCCTTGAGCAGCCCTCTGAGTCGCGTGATCCTCAGTACGGGACCATGACTAAGACATGGGTCGCGGTCGCCACAGTGTGGGCTGCGGTCGAGCCCCAAAGCGGCCGCGAGTACCTCTCGAACGAAGAGCCCGGCGCCGAGCTTGCCCTACGCGTGCGCGTGCGCTACAGCAGTCAAGTGGCTGGCTGCTCGCCCAAGTGGCGCGTCAAATGGGGCGGCCGGCTGCTGCAGATCAACGCCGTGATCAACCCGCTCAGCGCGGACGAAGAGTTGCAGCTTGTCTGCACCGAGTACCGGCAGGGGTAACGCATGGCCGCACAGTTCAGGGTCCGCATCGAAAACATCGACGCCATTCGACAGCGCCTGTCCGGGCTATCGCAGCGCCTTCAAACAAACATTATGCGCGGCGGCATGCGGGCCGCAGGGGCAGTTATCCGCAAGCTCGCGCGCAAAGAAGCGCCGCGAGGTCGTACTGGCAACCTGCGCCGCTCCATCCGCGTGAGTACCCGCAGCTTTAGAGACGGCACCGTCACCGGCACCATCAAAGCCGGCGGTCCGGTGGCGTTTTACGCCAACATCGTCGAGGTCGGCGCGCAGCCGCACAGCATCAGCGTTACCCGTGCCAATGCGCTGGCGCTTGGCCCGCGCACCTTTGTCAAGGCGGTGGACCACCCCGGCTTTGCCGGACGCGGCTACATGCGCAAGGCCGCAGAGCAGGGCGAGCGCGCTGCCTCTGCCGCATTTGAGCAGTACGTCCAGCAGCGCGTCGCCAGCTACATGGAGACCGGGAAATGAGAGCCGAGCGCGCAGTCAAGGCGCTGCTCGACGGCGCCAGCGGTGTTACGGCCATCGTTGGGGCGGGCGGCGCAGCCCGGATCTACGGCGCCGCGGCACCACAAGAAGCTGCAGCGCCGCTCATCGTGTACAGCCTGCAAAGCGCCGAGCGCGAGCCCGTGCTGGCGCCCACCGCCGAGCGAGTTGTGCAGTCGCTTATTGACGTGCTGTGCGTGGCGCCCACCTACCCCGCACTCAAGGCCTTGGCTGAAGAAGTGCGCCTAGCACTCAATGGCGCGAGCGGCACGCAAGGCGGAACGAGCGTTCTTGGCATTGTTATTGAAAGCGAGGGGCCAGACCAATATGAGCCCCAGCTCGACGAGTTTGGCAAGACCTGGACCTTCCGTGTCATGCACACGGAGTAACTAAGGAGAAAGCAGCATGGCACGTATCTTCGTTAACGGCAGCACCCCGAGCATTGCCAACACTTTCCGCACCAGCGCCAACATCACCGCAATCAGCAACGCGGCTAACGCCGTGGCCACGCTCGCTGCCGGACACGGCACGGTAATTGGCGACTTCGTTGAGATCCTCACTTCCGGATGGAGCCGGCTGGTTGGCCGCGTTTTCCGCGTAAGCGCTGTCTCTACCAACGACGTGACTCTGGAGGGCTGCGACACAACCAGCACTTCGCGTTTCCCGGCCGGCCAAGGCGGCGGCAGCCTGCGCGCCGTGCTCACGTGGAGCGACCTGCAGCAGGTCAATGAGGTCAACGTCGAGGGTGGCGAACAGCAGTTTCAGGAAGGTCAGTACATCGACAATCCGCTGCAGTTCCGTTTCCCGACAAATCAGACGCCGATTGACGTGAACTTCAACGTTGACGACGATCAGGCGCTCGCCTACTGGAGTCAAGTGCGCGCAGCGGCCGACTCGTTGGTCGCCCGGCCGTTGCGCATCCGTGACGCCAACGGCGTGCCGCGCGCTGTCGGCAGCGGCGTATGGAGCTACAGCGCCGCGCCTGCCTTCGCTGTCAACAATGTGCTCAAGCGCACCATCAACATCGCGCTGTCGGCTCAATTCACCGAGTACAATAGCTGATGACCGACGTTGATCGACTAGTGGCCGCTGCACTCGCGGCGCGCCGCTTCAATCTTTCTCTGGGACCGCGCGTCCGCATGGATTTGCAAGAGCCCACGCATCACGAGCTGCAGTTGCTGGCGGTGCGCTCCAAGGGCCGCGGCGGCGAAGAGGATTTGCTGATCTGGACTAGGCGACTGGTCTTGCAGTCGATTGTCGGCTGGATCGGCGTGCGCCAATCCGATCTGCTTGCCGCCGAGCCGGTTGACCTAGAGCCCGATCCGCCGGTCGACTTTGACCCCCGGCTGATCGAGCCGCTGCTCGACGCCAACGTCGGCTGGACCGAGCAGGTCCGTGACGCCCTTTTGGCCCGCGTGCATGCGCGGCGCGCTCGCGTCGAGGCCGCAGCAAAAAACTAGACGAGCGCCTGGCCTGGGAGCGCGGCCAGGCGCAAAAAGATCGCGAGCGGCTGCAGGCTGCCGGCCTGCATGGTCTGGCCGCGCAGATGGCCCCGCCCAGCCTGAGTGCAGACGTAAGCACTCTTTGGCACGCCTGGCGCTTCTGTGGCGGGTGGGTGCCGGAGCGGCTGCCGCTGTACCACGCGCTCCACCCAGTTGATGATCCCTTGCTGCTCGTCGAGTTGATGCATCTGCTGCGTGACCGCCTCTCGCAGGAAAAACCATGACCAACCAGGCCAAGATCGTCATCACCGCGGAGGACAAAACATCCTCAGTGCTGCGTGGCGTTCTCGGTAGCGTCCAAAGTACAGTCGCCGCGTTTGCGGCGCTGGGTAGCGGC